CCCTATTCGGTGGTGATACTTTCACCGTAGGATCAGGTACAACAGAAACATATAATATAGAAATCGATACTAGCAACTATCCTATCGGATTAAACACCGATGCAATTGTTACAGGTATTGATCTTGAGGATGTAAGTGCAGGTGAGTCTATATCATTCAGTTAAATGAAAGCACTAATCACAGGTATTACAGGACAGGACGGTTCGTACCTTGCTGAATTTCTCCTTGAAAAAGGATATGAAGTTCATGGCATAGTCCGTCGTTCTTCCCTAATTAATACACACAGGATTGATCACATATACGATCAAATCCAACTCCATTATGGAGACCTTACCGACTCAGGTAGTATCATCAGTTTAGTTCAAAAGATTAAACCAGATGAGATTTATAATCTTGCTGCCATGAGTCATGTTAAGGTGTCGTTTGAGATACCTGAGTATACTGGTGAGGTAGATGCCCTTGGAACTCTTCGTCTTCTAGATGCTATTCGTCTTCTAGATCATGAGTGTAAGTTCTATCAAGCATCTACCTCAGAGTTATATGGATTGGTGCAAGAAATCCCACAAAAAGAAACTACACCTTTCTATCCTCGTAGTCCTTATGGGTGTGCTAAGTTGTATGCCTATTGGATAACAAGAAACTATCGTGAAGCATATGGAATCCATGCTAGTAATGGAATTCTATTCAATCATGAATCTCCTAGGAGAGGCGAAACTTTTGTAACTAGAAAAATTACAAGAGGTCTGTCTCGTATCTCCACAGGGATGGAGTCAGAACTGTTGTTAGGTAACTTAGATGCTAAGAGAGATTGGGGACATGCTAAAGATTTTGTTCGTGGCATGTGGATGATCACTCAACATCCTAAACCTGACGAGTTTGTTCTTGCTACTGGTAAGATGCGTAGCGTTAGAGAATTTGTTGAGGAAGCAGCAACCTATTTTGGGTTGAATATTGAATGGAGAGGTGAAGGTATGGATGAGGTTGGTTATTGCAAATCTCTCCGTAGAAACATCATCAAAGTTCACCCTAAATACTACCGCCCAACAGAGGTTGAGGAACTTTTAGGTGATGCAACTAAGGCAAAAGAAGTCTTGGGATGGGAACCTGAGATATCATTTACTGATCTTGTAGAAGACATGTGTATTTACGGACAATGAACTGTAGCAAATTTCACGAAATTAAAAAATGTAGGGTTTGTGGTAACGAACATTTAGATGTCGTTCTCGACCTAGGAGATCAATATCTTTCGGGTATATTTCCCAAAGAAATTGATAAGGACATGTACAAAGGTCCTCTAACTCTTGTTAAATGCAACGAGAAGAAAGGTGGTTGTGGTCATGTTCAATTACAACATACATTTGATCTCCCTACCATGTATGGAGATGAATACGGATACCGTTCTGGACTAAACAAAAGTATGATTCGCCATCTCAAAGAGAAGGCATTAAAAATTCAAGGTGATATTGAACTTGAGTCTGGTGATATCGTAGTTGATATTGCTGGTAATGATGGAACCTTCTTAGGTTTCTTTCCAACAGATTGTCAGTTAATTAGTATTGATCCTACTTCTAAAAAGTTTAAGGAATTTATTCCTGAGAATGTAAATTACATTGCTGACTTTTTCTCTGCTGATAGATTTCATGAAAGATTTGGTAAACAAAAAGCAAAGATTATTACTTCATTCTCTATGTTCTATGATCTAGAGGATCCAGTAGAGTTTGCTAGACAAGTTCGTGAGTGTTTAGAACCAACTGGTGTCTGGGTGTTAGAACAGAGTTACATGCCTGAGATGTTAAGGCAGAACTCGTTTGATACTGTATGCCATGAGCATCTATCCTACTATGGTATGAGACAACTTAAATATATCATGGACAAAGCAGGATTTAATATTGTTGATTTTGAATTTAATGATATCAATGGTGGTAGTATATCTGTAGTTGTTTCTCCTTTAGGAAAAGAATGTACTACAAAATTAACTGCTCTTCTTGCTAGTGAAATTGAACAGGGATTAGATACTACTGTACCTTGGGATGAGTTTGGTGATAGGATCAATTCATGCAAGGAACAGTTCTGGAAGATGCTTGATTATTATAAAAAGAACAACGCTAAGATATGTGCATTAGGTGCTAGTACTAAAGGTAATGTGACTCTTCAAACATGGGAAGTTACTCCTAATGACATAGCAGTCGTAGGTGATGTTAATCCAGACAAAGATGGTTCTTACACACCTGGTACTTGGATTCCTATCAAGGATGAAGAAGATGTTTTGCTATGGGATTATGATGTTCATATTGTATTGCCTTGGCACTTTAGAGATTTCTTCTTAAAGAATCCTAAGTTTAAAGGTAAGAGATTTTTATTCCCCTTACCAGAACCAGAAATTGTTATTGCACAATGAAACTAAGGACTATGCATAAACAATCCAAAATCTTCGTTGCAGGTCATAAAGGATTAGTAGGATCTGCAATAGTCCGTCGTCTTGAGAAGGATGGGTATGAGAATATTGTTACTCGTACTCGTCAAGAAGTTGATCTTCTTGATCCTGTAGCAGTAGAGAATTTTTTTAGAGATAATCGAATTGATTATGTTTTTGATGCTGCTGCTAGAGTCGGTGGTATTCATGCTAATGATGTGTACTCTGCAGAGTTTATCTATCAGAACACACAGATTCAAATGAATCTTATTCATTATGCATACAAATATTTTGTTAAGAAATTTTTATTTCTAGGATCAGTTTGTATCTATCCTAAGTTTGCAGAGACTCCTGTAAAAGAAGAGTCATTAATGTCAGGTGAATTAGAACCTACTAATGAAGCATATGCTATTGCAAAGATACATGGCATAGAAATGTTGAAAATGTATCATAAGCAATATGGATTTAAAGGTGTATCATTGATGCCATCTAATCTATATGGTCCTAATGATAACTTCCATCCTGAGAATGGACATGTGATACCTGCGTTGATGACTAAGTTTAACAATGCTACTGAAGATATTGTTAAATGTTGGGGTGACGGTACACCCATGAGAGAGTTTACTTATGTCGATGACCTAGCAGATGCATGTATGTTTGCTATGGAACATTACGAGAATGCTGAACTACTTAATGTTGGATCAGGACAAGATGTTTCTATTTTTCATCTAGCACATAAGGTTGCTGCTGTTACTGGATACAAAGGTAAAATAGAATGGGATACTAGTAGACCTAATGGTACACCTAAAAGACCCTTAGATTATAGTACAATATATGAGAAAGGATGGAGACCACAATATACTTTAGATCAAGGTCTTGCTGAGACATATAAATGGTTCATAGAGCACACTTTTATACAAACTAAATGATTGGTATTAATTATGTTGGTAAGCGTAAAGAGCGTCTAGCAAATCAGATGTTTCAATATGCTGCTGTGAAAGGTATAGCAAAAAACAGAGGGTATAATTGGTGTGTGCCTCCATCTGGATGGAGATCTAGTAAGGATGATTGGCAAGAACATCAACTGTTCCAACCATTCAAACTAACATCAATGAATCCTTTACAGGTACAAAAGATTGATGATAGTCGTCCTGTTGTAGAAGAAAAATCATTTCATTTTGATGAAGATTTATATAATAACTGTCCAGATTTTGTATCTCTTCTTGGATTCTTTCAATCAGAAAAATATTTTTTAAATGTTAGAGAAGAATTAATAGAAGATTTTACTTTCCATGATGAGATTGCAGATCCATGCAAAGAAATGATGAGAGGAGTTGATAATCCTATTGCACTTCATGTTAGAAGAACAGATTATATTCACTATAAACACCATCCTATTATTGATATAAATTACTATAGGAAAGCACTGAGTTTGTACGACTCAGATCGCACCGTCGTCATTTTTTCAGACGATCCTTCTTGGTGTATGGAGCAGGAGTTATTTTCTGATGATCGTTTCATAGTATCACAAGCAGACAATCAGTATGTTGATCTTTGTTTAATGACCATGTGTAATGATTTTATTATTGCAAACTCCTCATTCTCTTGGTGGGGTGCATGGTTGTCCACTAATAAAGACAAGAGAGTGATTGCACCATCTAAATGGTTCGGTCCTCCTTTGAATGTTCAAAATGATACCAAGGATTTGTATTGTAAAGGTTGGGAATTGGTATGAAAGTTGCATTACCTAATGGGAAGTTAGCGGTTCTATTCATCGGTACTAATAAGTATCTTGAATTTTTCCCTAACTATTTTAATACTTGTATGGATAACCTAGCACCATCAAGTTGGGTTGAAAAACACTTCTTTGTTTTTAGTGATGGTAAAGTAGAGGGAGACCTTCCTGACAACATTACATTTGTTCCGACAGAACATAAACCTTGGCCAGCAATTACCTTAGAAAGATTTCATACTATCTTAACGATAGAGGATAGACTCAAGGACTTTGACTGGATTCTTTTCTTGGATGCTGATATGGAAGTCAGACAAAGAGTAGAGAGTAACGAATTATTTACAGACAAAGATTTTATTGGAGTTCATCATCCATGTCATTATAAAACTGGTACAGGAACCTATGAAAGGAATCCTAAATCAGAGGCATGTGTAGTAGGTGATCAAACAAATTATTATCAAGGATGTTTATGGGGTGGTAAAACTTCTGCAGTTATTCCTATGATGAAGACTCTAAGAGATAGAGTTGACAAGGATTATGAGAATGATATAATAGCAGTATGGCATGATGAAAGTCATATAAACAAATTCTTTATTGATAATGAAGATAGAGTCCATACTCTTTCACCTGACTATGCATTTCCAGAATGTTATCCTGACTATCCCTTTGAACAAAAAATTGTACATCTAGCAAAAGACAATAAATCTTATCAACAATGACAGACCCTAATGCATGGCAAATGCCAACCTTCTATACTTCTGACAAAGCATCTAAACTTAGAAGAACTTTTCCTGGTTTACATTTAGTAGACAGGCAAAATTTTTCTCAGTGTTATCAGGACATGTTTGTTTTGTGTATGCTCGATGGAAAACCTCAAGGAACATTCGTAGAGATTGGGTCAGGACATCCTGTTATATCTAATAACACTGCTCTTCTTGAGTCTAGATATGAATGGACAGGTATAGGTTTTGAAATTAAGGAACAAGAAGCAGATTTATACAATGAACATCGTAAAGCACCTGTTGCTTTAGGTGATGCTACTACTGCAGACTTTGATGCTTTGTTTAAAGAGGTTAAATTAGGACCAGTATTTGATTATCTACAGGTTGATTGTGAACCAGCACAGGTTACCTTCGATGCCTTGAAAAAGATAGATCTATCCAAGTACAAATTCGCAGTTATTACATTTGAACATGACTCGTACAATGATGGCAGCGATGTCAGGGACGCTTCAAGAGAGTATCTTGAGTCTTTTGGTTATAAGCTTATTGCTGATAACATCTCAGTAGATGACTCCCATCCGTTTGAGGATTGGTGGTGTCATCCAGATCTAGTTCCATCACATTGCATAGATGATATGCTTTGTGTAGATGGACAGACTAAAAAAGCAGAAGACTATATGTTAATTCCACTCACTGTTATGAAATGAATGATCTAACCGTCTTAATTTATCTTATATTTTTTGTAGGTCTATTTGGAGCTACATTTGCTTTTATGTGGAAGATGATGACTACCACATTAGATGAGTTTGATAAATCTAGACGCAAAGAAATAATTCATCCAGAAATGAGAGATGTAAAATCAGGTGAGTCTCTTCTCATATTCAATCCTCAAAGAGAAGAAGATGATGACGACGATGAGGGTGATGTTATTATTGTAAGGAAATGAAATGTGTTCTTTGGGGTTACCCATTACATACTGATACCTATTCATATGTTCATGAAGGATTTAAGAAAGCATTAGAGCGTAGTGGGCATAAAGTTTACTGGTTCCATGATAAGGATTACCCAGAAGATTTTGATTATGATGATTGTGTTTTCTTTACTGAGGGTTATGCTGATAAAAACATACCTTTGAAATCATCATCTGTTTATTATGTACATGTATGTGTCAATCCTCAAAAGTATCTTGGTAGTGTAAAGAAACTAATTGATGTTCGTTATCATCAAGATAGTATGGACAATGATAACTATGAGTTTCATCATGACCTTAAAGATTTTGAAGAGTTAGATACTGGAGTTTGTATTGATAGAAGAGAGTCACAGGTACAAGGATATGACATAGTATATCTTGCTTGGGCTACTGATTTAATGCCCGAAGAATTTGATGAAGACTGGGTAAATATTGAAAGAGAAAAAGTATATTATCATATCGGTAGTGTGTCAGCAGATGGTCGTTTTAAAAACGCACACCTAATACAAGAATTTGGACAAATGTGTGCTAAAATAGATGTGAAGACTGCATGGTCTAATCCTTGGACTAATCCTCTTGAAGGTGATGTCATGAGAGATCTTATGCAAAAGTCTTTCTTGTCTCCTGATTTAAGGAATGATACTCATAAGAGATGGGGTACTAAAACTTGTAGATTATTTAAGACTATGAGTTATGGTAATCTAGGACTTACTAACTCACCTAAACTTGCTGAGTTTGCTGGTCCTGAAATCATCTGTAAAGAAAACATTCCAGAATTATTTGAAGAAGGTCTTCGTCATATGAATGACAAGAATCTCCTTCGTAGACAGATGCAACACACTAAAAAGCATCATACATATGTTAATCGTATTAATGGACTCTTGAGATTGTTATGACAAAACTAAGTTTTGGTTTCATCGTTGGTGGTGGAGATAGTTATTATAAAAATTTGATGAGAGCTTGTGAATCTTTAGAAAGAATCAAACAAGATCATGAGATTGTTATTATTGACATGGAAGATCGTCTTTCAATAGATGATCCGAAGGTAAAAATTGTCAGAGCTAATGCAGAAAAATTAGAGAATGAAGATGATAGAAATTATTTTCAACCTCATATATGGGCAGAGAGATATAATCTATTCAAACATGTAGAAACTGATTACTGTGTTTACTTAGATACTGATACTGTTGTCATCAATGATAGAGTTGATGAACTTATAGAAGAAGCAGAAGATAATTTTTTATGTACTCAACATTGGTGGGTTCCTACCCTTGCTGATTATATGAATAAAGTAGAAGTAATGACAGGTGGACTAGGGAAGTATCTCCCTAAGGATAGACTTACATATAACTATGCATCATCTGGTGCATTTATATTTCAGAAGGACAAGCACGATCATATATTCAATCGTTATGGTGAAATCTTTAAAGATATTTTTAGTGATGGTGGAGTCCATCCTGGTGTTACTGATGAACTTATTCTTTGCTTGACATTGAATGAACTAGGAGGGTATCATTTTACTAACGGTGCATTTAATCATTGTGCTGCTGCTGATCAGCAAGACATGAAACTTATTGATGGTGTATTTCATGGTAAGAATCCACAAGATGATGAGTATGAAAAAGTATTTGTTTTCCATAGTGCATATCAAAATGTAGGATCATTAATAAGTCATAGTCCTGGTTTCTTTGAGGACATTAAAAAAGTTATGTATTGGGAGGATTATCAATGAAGATTGCTCAAATAGGTCCTGGCATCATGCAGATTCCACCAGACGGTTGGGGTGCTGTAGAGATGTTGATCTGGGATTACACAACAATTCTTAGAGAACTTGGTCATCGTGTTGAGATAATCAATACACCTGATAGAGAACTAATTAAATTTGAGGTTGAGCACGGTAAGTATGATGCAGTTCATCTACATTATGATGTCTTTAGTGATATAATTCCTAACCTTATTCCTTTATGTAAAACACTGGTTGTTTCTAGTCACTATCCATATGTAAATACACCTCACATGTGGGGTAGAGATCAGTATGGAGTAGTTGCTGATAGAATAATTCGTAATAAAGATTTTACTATCTTTGCATCAAGTCAAAAAGATATTGATTCATGGGTTACATATGGTGCTAAGAGAGAGAACTGTTGGTTGAGTAAACTAGGTGTAAGACCATACCCATATAAATTTGATGAGTTTGCTAGTTGGGATAGAACATTATGTTTCTCTCAAATTGTAGATCGTAAGCGTCAGTATCTCCTAGAAGAGATAGACACTGTTGATTTTATGGGAAGAATGGAGCGTGGTGGTAAGTTCAAGAACACTACGAATTATAAAGGTGAGATACCTAGAGAAAAATTAAACGAATATATTACATGCTATTCTAATATTGCATTGCTTAGTGAGGTGGAAAATACTACACCACTTGTTATCAAGGAAGGATTGATATGTGGTCTAGGTGTTGTATGTTCAGAGACTGTTGCTGCTGAGTTAGATACATCTAAACCTTGGATAGATGTCATTCCAGAAACAGAAATAAATAATGTCAATACTGTTCTTGATACTATAGAAAAGAACAGACAAGTGGCTAAGCAACATAGGAAAGAGATCAGGGAATACGGTATCAACGAATTCGGTCTTGAAAATATACTTGCTTATGAATACATCCCCAAACTTGAATCATTATTATGAAAATCAGTATCGTAGGACCTGCTACACCAATTCCACCTGTGGGATGGGGAGCAGTTGAAAGTTTGATCTGGGATTACAAAGTAAACCTAGAAAGATTAAATCATAAAGTTGATATCATAAACATTAATAATCCTAAGGAGATTATTAAAAGAATTAATGATTTTAAACCTGATTTTGTACACATACAATACGATGATTGGATAGTACTGTACCCTTACATACAGTATCCTTGTGCATGTACAACACACTTTGCATATCTTGAGCAACCAAACAAGATGGATGCTTACGGTAGAATTTTCGGACTGTTTCAAGAAGCTAAACCAAATGTATTTTGTCTCTCGGAAAGTATTAGGAAAGCCTATTCTATACTTGGTGGTATTCCTGATGACAATTTATTTGTTGTACCTAACGGAGTCGATCTCACCAAGTTCCGTAATACAGATAATCCAGAGTTCCCTGATCGTAGCATCTATCTAGCAAAGATTGATTACAGGAAGCGTCAACATAAGTTCCAGTCCATAGATAGTCTCTTCTTTGCTGGTAATATAGCAGACAAAAGATTTAATCAGAACCATAATTATCTTGGTGAATGGAAGAAAGAATATCTACATGACTATCTGACAGACTATGGTAACCTTGTGCTCCTATCAGACGGTGAAGCACACTCTCTGGTTATCATGGAAGCATTTGCTGCTGGTCTTGGTGTAGTTGTAAGTCAGTTTGCTACTGCTAATCTAGATCTTAATAAAGAATTTATTACTGTAGTTGAAGAGGATAAGATTGACGATCCACAATATGTAGAGTATGCTATTAAGAAGAACAGAGAGTACTCCGTTGCTCATAGAGATGAGATCTTAGAGTATGCTAAGAACTTCTGTTGGGCAAAAGTAATTACTGATCATTACTTACCTACTGTTCAGAAAGTGATAGACAAACATGGATAAAAATAAATCTGCATCAAAATTAAAAGATCTTCCACACATCTATTGGATTAATTTAGATGGTAAGGAAGACCGTCGTTTGCGTACAGAACAGATGCTTTCGTATTGGGAGGTAGCAAACACTAGAATCTCTGCTTACGATGGTCGTGAAGACGATCTGAGTGATATTGTGTATGGTAAGTATCCAGATAATATGTCATCGGGTGAGATAGGTTGTGTTACATCACATCTAAAAGCAATTCAATACTGGATGGAAACATCAGACGATGAGTATGCAATCATAATGGAAGATGATTGTGACATGGATTCTGTTAAGCACTGGCCATTTACTTGGAAAGAATGGTTTAGATGGGCACCTGCTGCTTGGGATATATTACAGTTAGCAGTTATCAATCCAGCAATACCTGTGATACAGATCCATCATAGATTTGTAAATGATTTCTCTACTGCTGCTTATGTTATCAATCGAACATATGCAAAAAAACTTTTAGGATTGTATCTAAAGAAAGGAAAATATAAGTTGGACTGTAGAATTAAACCTAGATCTGTAGCAGATGATTTAATCTATAACAGTGGTTTGACATTCTCTATGCCAATATTCATGTATCGATGTGACATGGGATCAGACATTCATGATCAGCATGTGGATGTATATCACAAGAATTGTCACGATGCTCTCTGGAACTTCTGGAGAAACGATGCTCCTCTAGTGGAGGACTGGAATCAGTACTTCGATTTGAATCCGTACCTAGGTAAATTGCCACCAGGTTTTGAAGGGGCTTGACAAGAAAGATAAGTTCTGTTAATATAAATAACTTCATACAAAGGACTCGAAAGATCGTACCCCTGCGTTGAACAGTTCCCCATGTCGGGGGAGCTATCATCCGCAAGGGATTTTTTAATTCTTGCGAGATACTTAAAAAAACATGTCAATCAAATCAACAATCGCTGCAGTAGCAGCATCTCCATTCCTCTTCGCTGGTGCAGCTTTTGCTGGTCCATATGTGAATGTAGAGAGCAACTTAACATATCCTGATGGATCTTATTCATCTGCAACAACCGATCTTCATATTGGTTACGAAGGAACAACTGGAACAGATGGTAAGATCGCTTACTATGTACAAGGTGGTCCTTCAATAGTTCATTCAGATTCAACTGACGATACAGAGACAGAAATCTCTGGTAAGGTTGGTGCATCTGTACCTGTAAACGAAGATCTTGCTGCATACGCTGAGATTTCTGGTGCTACTAATGGTGAAGACGCTTCTGGCGACAACATCGTTGACTGGGGTGCTAAAGTCGGTGCTAAGTTTGCATTCTAAATAGTTACAGTTCGAGATGGATCGAGACTCACCTTCGGGTGGGTCTTTTTTTTGTGTGTACCATATTTGTAACACAATTATTAAGATAAGTAAAAATTATATGTAAAATAAGGTATATTTACTCATGTTCGGGCATCCGAATGTTTAGAAATTTGACAAAACTTAATCTTTGCTATATAATTATGTTACATTACTTAACAGAAGTTAATGACCACGATCACTGAATCAGGTGGAAGACAGAATATGTTTTCAACTGAAACAAAACCTTACATCGATGAGAACATCTCCTATGAGTCTTACGCAAAGAATGCAGAGAAGATCAATGGTAGATGGGCAATGCTCGGACTTGTAGCAGGAATCATTTCTTATGCTACTACAGGAAACTTCTTTTTCTTTGGACTCGCAGGATTCTAAAGTTGAAGGTTCAATCACAATTCACAATCACACAAAGGTACCAACTAATGACACCAGAAGCAGAAAAGTTTAATGGCTGGATGGCAATGCTAGGATTCGTAGCAGCATTCGGAGCATACGCAACAACAGGTCAAATCATTCCTGGCATTTTCTAAATGAAATACTGGAAAGAAGCAGAGCAAACTAATGGAAGACTTGCCATGATGGGTTTGCTCGCAGCCGTGGTGAACTACGGATTTACAGGATGGATCATACCTGGTATATTTTAAGTACAAAAAGGTCTCTTACACATTCTACCCCTTAATCTAAGAACAATGACTAACAAAACAGAAACAAGAACAATCGAAAAGGAAAAGTTTTTTGCAGAGAAGCTTAATGGCAGATTCGCAATGCTTGGCATCATCGCAGGACTAGGTGCTTACCTAACAACAGGACAAATCATACCAGGTTTCGTATAATGAACAGTAACAAAGACATCTTCGAGAGAGCAGTCGGTAGACCAGCAATGTTTGCATTCGTTCTATTCGGTGGCATCTACTTAGCAACAGGTCAACTTATACCAGGTATTGTATAATGAACTCATTAAAGAGAAAACCAGTTCCTTTTAAGTTTGTACCTTACATCTTTATGGTAGCAATTATGTCTGCCATTCCTACAGGTGTAATAGTATAATGAAACTTCTTATCCAGATAATGTTCTTAGGAACAATTGCAGCAGCAACAGCGTATGCTCCAACAGTAGCGTACATATAATGACTTGCACATTGTTCACGATCAAAAGATCTACTCTAGTAAAACTACTGGTGGCAATAAACCTACCTTGGTTAGTAGTATCTGCTAGTGTAGTATCTCTGGTAGGTACAATTACCTAAATAACTATTCGTATTAAAATTTTACTCAACCATTAATGTCCGATTTTATCGTATCATCAACCAATATCAGTCCATTCCAAGCAGTACTCTGGTGTTTCTATCCAGTAGCACTGCTTGTGGGTGTGGAATTATTCCTCCGTGCTGCAAATGATGATGACGATGATGATCCCGAAGGTGGAGTAATGTCACCAGTATACCAAGGAGCATAATGATTTACACATTAACATTCGCATGTGCAGTAGCATTTACTGCAGTCAACGGACTACCGTTCGTATTTTCATAACCAAACGCTGAGGAGCACAAGCACAAATGACTCAATTCTTATTAAAGAACGCAGGATACTATCCTATCTTTGAATTCTTTTTTTTCCTGACTGTAGGAGTTACAGCAGGAACTCTTGGTATAATATAATATATAAATTACAGTATTAATCTTAGTATGGTTCGTAAGAAAAGAATACCTGATATGGATTTCATCTTAGCAGGAGATCTTCTATCGGATGATGGTGCAACAATTAAAGATGACCACTATTCAACCTCTGCATGGTTTGCAAATAAAAAGGTGATTTTGTTTGGTGTACCTGGTGCTTTTACTCCAACTTGTACAGCAGACATGCTTCCTAATTGGGAATCATACTATGATAAATTTGAGAAAGACTTTGGTATAGATTCTATCTACTGCACTGCTGTTAATGATAACTATGTAATGAATGCATGGAAAGATTCATTAGGTATTGAGAAAGTAGAAATGCTTCCTGATGGTAACGGAGAGTTGGCAGAGAGTATAGGTATGTTGGTTAAGAATTATAATCGTGGATATGGAAATAGAACTTGGAGGTATGCAGCATATGTAGTTGGTGGTATAATAGAGGAGTTGTTCGAGGAACCAGGTAAAATGAATAACTGTCCTAACGACCCCTATTCTATATCTGACGCTGCTCATGTTTACAAACAACTGAGAAAGAAACTCCTCTAAATACTTTACTAAAAAAATTATCATGCAAAAATTTATTAATGTCATCGCAGTATCGTCTGGTCTTGTATCTCTTGCCATTGTTGTTGGTGGGGTATGTGTATATGTCAACAGAGATTCCATCATTGATGGAGTTAAATCACAAGTTTTGGAATCAGTTACAGGATCTCTTCCAGGTCTTGGTGGATTGGGTGGAACAGCAGCACCTGCACCATTAGGAGATTTTAATACACCAGTAGTTCCAAAGTTTTAAATGAAGATAGCAATTGTTGGTGCAGGTAACGGTGGTTTAATCGTTGCTCTGCACCTTTTGCGTGAGCATCATAATACCGATGTAGAGATTGAGATCTACTATGACCCATCTATACCTATTGAAAAGGTTGGTCAAGGATCTCTTCCAAATTTTACAGGTATTGTTTCTGAAGTATTAGATATTGATTGGTATAATAATCCAATAGATGCCACAATAAAATTTGGTATATTATATGAGGGGTGGGGCAAGAAGAAAGATAAATTCTTCCATCCATTTCCTATGGATTTTATTGCGACACATTATTCTCCTCATAGATTGAGAGAGTATATGATTGAAAAAAATATATGTAAGTTTATAGAACAGAATATAGAAGATTGTAATGATGTAGATGCTGATTATGTTTTTGATTGTAGAGGAACACCCAAGGATCTATCATACTATAATACTATAAAGAATCCTTTGAACTCTGTTGTCTTAGGGAAAAAGAATGAGGTAGATCTTAATCAAAAATGGACTAGAGCAGTAGCAACTCTTGATGGGTGGACATTTGTTATCCCAAATAAAGATTGCACTTCATATGGTTATCTTTACAACAATAGAGTAACCTCTGATTATGATGCAAGAAAAAGTATGCACATAGCATTTGATGTTCTTCCAGATGCTACAGTAAATTTTGATAATTATGTTGCCAAGAAACCTATTCAAAATGATAAGGTTATTCTTAATGGTAATAGACTAATGTTTATTGAACCATTGGAAGCTAATGCTGTAGAATGTTATTTGAGATGGACTAATTTAGTATCTCAATGGATCTTTGATGGTAGGTCAAAGAGTTCTATCCTTAAAAAATTTAATGATGATATTCATGAACATCAAAATTTTATTCTTTGGCATTATGCTAATGGGTCAAAATACGATACAGACTTTTGGAAGTTCGCTGTGGATTTAAGTAGGAATCATGTTTACGATGAGCGTTTCTTTGAATACATTGAGGTTGCTCAGTCAAAATCTAGGATACAGTTGATTGATGAGACCGAAGAGGTAACCTATGGTCAATGGCACAATACTACCTTTAAAAATTGGATTGAAAATGTTTTTCCAAACGCTTGACAAAACTTTACAATAGCTATATAATAAGGATTGCGTGAGTTTCCTCACACAAAACTGCTCCCAACCAAGACCTCTGTAGGCAGTATAATACTTCGTCTTTTATCCGAAAGTAGAAGGGATTTTCGGAAATAAGTTTCGCATCTAACCCTTGATGCCCTACTTAACAAATCGTCTTACTAATGACAACTCTTTCAAGACAGCAATCAGGTGGTATCCTAAAGGGATGGCCAGAATTTTGCCAATGGGTAACATCAACTAACAATAGAATCTATGTTGGTTGGTTCGGTGTACTCATGATTCCATGCTTGCTCGCAGCAGCAACATGTTTTATCGTTGCTTTCATAGCAGCACCTCCTGTCGATATCGATGGAATTAGAGAACCTGTAGCAGGTTCATTCATGTATGGTAACAACATCATCTCTGGTGCAGTTGTTCCTTCATCAAACGCTATTGGACTACACTTCTATCCTATCTGGGAAGCAGCAACTCTAGATGAGTGGTTGTATAATGGTGGTCCTTACCAGTTGGTAATCTTCCACTTCCTCATCGGAATTTCTGCCTACATGGGTAGACAGTGGGAATTATCATATAGATTAGGTATGAGACCTTGGATCTGCGTTGCTTATTCAGCACCAGTGTCAGCAGCATTCGCTGGAATGCCTTTAGGTATCTCAGGTACATTTAACTTCATGTTTGTATTCCAAGCAGAGCACAACATCCTTATGCACCCATTCCATATGGCAGGTGTAGCAGGTATGTTCGGAGGAGCACTCTTCTCAGCAATGCATGGTTCACTAGTTACATCTTCTCTAATTAGAGAAACAACTGGACTAGATTCACAGAACTACGGTTACAAGTTTGGACAAGAAGAAGAAACATACAACATCGTGGCAGCACATGGTTACTTCGGTAGACTTATCTTCCAGTATGCTTCATTCAACAACTCAAGAAGTCTTCACTTCTTCCTAGCAACATTCCCAGTTGTATGCGTATGGTTAACCTCAATGGGTATCTGTACTATGGCATTCAACCTTAACGGATTCAACTTTAACCAGTCTGTAGTTGATGCAGGTGGTAAAGTCGTACCAACATGGGGAGATGTTCTTAATAGAGCAAACCTAGGTATGGAAGTAATGCATGAGCGTAACGCTCACAACTTCCCACTTGACCTTGCTTCAGCAGAGTCAACAACAGTTGCTTTAACAGCACCTTCAATCGGTTAATAACTTACCCGATATAATCACAGGGGGTCTTCGTGACCCCTTTTTCATAGGAAAAATTAATGGTAGCATCTACTTTACAAGCACCTACAAGGGGTTGGTTTGATGTTCTTGACGACTGGTTAAAGAGAGACCGTTTTGTATTCATTGGATGGTCTGGTCTTTTACTTTTACCTTGTGCATTCTTATCAATCGGTGGTTGGTTCACAGGAACCACATTCGTTACAAGTTGGTACACACATGGTATTGCATCTTCATATCTTGAAGGAGCAAACTTTTTAACAGCAGCAGTCTCCACACCTGGTGATGCAATGGGTCATAGTCTCTTGTTCCTTTGGGGACCTGAAGCACAAGGTTCATTTGTTCGTTGGTTACAAATTGGTGGACTCTGGAACTTCGTAGCATTACATGGAGTCTTTGGACTCATAGGTTTTATGCTTAGACAATTTGAGATCGCAGGACTTGTAGGTATCAGACCTTACAATGCACTTGCATTCTCTGCTGTTATCGCAGTCTTCACTAGCGTCTTTTTAATCTACCCACTAGGTCAGCACAGTTGGTTCTTCGCACCTTCATTTGGTGTCGCAGCAATCTTCCGTTACATATTATTCATTCAAGGTTTCCACAACATAACACTCAATCCATTTCACATGATGGGAGTGGCAGGAATACTAGGTGGAGCATTACTATGTGCCATTCATGGTGCAACAGTGCAAAACACATTGTATCAGGACACCTCAATCTATACTGAAGGTAAGGTTCAAAGTTCTACATTCAGAGCATTTGACCCAACACAGGATGAGGAAACTTATTCTTTCATTACCTCTAATAGATTCTGGTCACAGATCTTTGGTATTGGATTTTCAAATAAAAGATTCCTACACTTCATGATGTTATTTGTACCTGTCATGGGTATGTGGACATCATCAATTGGTATCGTGGGTCTTGCACTTAACTTAAGAGCATACGATTTTGTATCTCAAGAGATAAGAGCAGCAGAAGATCCAGAGTTCGAGACTTTCTATACAAAGAACATTCTCTTGAACGAAGGTATGAGAGCATGGATGTCATCTGTGGATCAACCACATGAGAATTTCGTGTTCCCAGAAGAAGTATTACCTCGTGGTAATGCCTTGTAATTCTAAAATTATATGTTATAATGAGGGTATAACAACCCTCTTTTTTTATGCTTGAAGTGATTTGCCACAACGAACCTTATAGGTATGTTGAAATGCCCGACCTCCTTCCCAATGGCAAAGGAGACTATCGTATTCAAAAGTACAATCAATACTCAGGAAGGTATAATGATATGTACTTATGCGATAATTACATGCAAATGGAAACTGCTATAAATGATTTTGAATACACTAAATGGTTAGATCCTGCAGGTGTTCCATGTTACATAAAAGATCACGCACAAAGTTACGATTATGATTAACTCAGGAGGTCATATACCTGACCACATGTATCCTTTTTACAGAGTATTTGATCACAATGGCGAACAGTATTGTGATTGTAGTCATGAAGAGTATGCAATCAAAACTGTATGGTTACATGAAGAGTATCAGAATGAAAAATTTTCTTACAAAAGAATAGATGCTCCTAAACCATTGCCACCACATATCATCGATGTTAATGCAATAGGTGTAGGAGAATTGCCTGGTCAACAAGGTCTTCCTAAGGCAAAAGAAAGACTTCCTTTTGAACCAGAAGATAAACAATTAGAACATAGTATTTTACAGGAGTTAATTTAATGCCACTATTAATAATAATTTTAGGTTCAACATCAATTGGTGTTGCTCTTGCGTTATACATCATCCGTAAATATAATCCACATGGATAAGGAAGAACCTCTATTAGAACTCCTGAGTTCTAAACTAAAACAAGAGTTGAAAGATCTAATCAATGAGGTATTAGATGAAAGAGAAAAACAAAAAAAATTAAACGGTCCTTATGATGTGTATGAAAATGAAAATGAATCTGATGAATGGCTTTACAGAGGCACTTATTAGGAGTACAATATAAGTATGACAGACACAGATTTTTCTCGCATTGCTAACTCCCTAGAGAGAATTGCAACAGCACTAGAGCATTTCAATATCGAACATGCTCACATTGACGCTATCGATCACAACCATATCGATGGTGATGTAAACACACACGCTAAAACTTGGTAATGAAGGAGTTCGATTATGACCTCGATTATAAATCTCTTGACTTTACAGATGAAGAAACTCGCAAACTTTATCGTATTGGAAGGGGAGAGCAAGGAGTTCTATTGGTTCGCCCTTATACTAACGATATCTGTAATCATTGGAGATTCAAAACTCCTGAGATCGCAGTAGAATCTTCCAACCATATCTATGGCATGTATCTTGACTATCGTGATGAAAAAGATTTCATCGGTATGGATATGTGTCGTAAGTTTTTGGAGATGGGTTTTACAAGGTCAAGGCGATACGCTAACCATCGCACAGGAAAGAAATACGATGATGAAGGTAATGTAAGACCCCAAGAACCAGATCATGCTACTTGTAATTTTGCTAAGTCTGCTACTATATTTAAGAAGGTTCGTGACATCGTTGCAAAGAATGATACTTATGTTAGAATGAGAAAACAATGGAGGTCTAATGAATGAATATTTTTGTTACTGACCCATCACCCTACATATCTGCTCAAGTATTACCTGACAAACACATCGTTAAGATGCCACTAGAAACTTGTCAGATGCTTTCTATTGTTTGCTCTGACAAATGGGGTCATGGATATGGTGAACTGCATCGTCTTGATGGTCAACCATACAAGACAGACAAAGGTGCATTCCGTAATCATCCTTGCACTATATGGGCAAATGAATGTCTTACTAATGCATGGTGGTTACTCACTCATGGTCTAGCATTGTGTCAAGAATACACACATAGATATAGTAAGGTTCATAGTTGTCAGCAGACACTAGAAGAGGCAGCAAGTATACTTCCTTTACAGAAACCTACCTTACCTAAATCATTTGCTTTCGCAGGTCCTGATGAGTTTAAATATAACACAAGCTATGACACTTTTACTGCTTACAAAAATTACATTGCCAGCAAACCTTGGGTTGCATCTAATTATCTACGTGACCCATCCCGAAAACCAGATTGGGTGACAGTTAAATAAGTGTCCACTTGACCCTTCCATTCGGAGGGGTTTTCTGTTATACTATCTGTATAGACAACAAAGGAACCCTATGACATTTGCCCCAAACCCTGTTACAACTGAGCAACTCGTGCAGTATCTTTCTGAGCACGTTGGAGATGAGGTTGGATGTAAGAACATCCGTGAGGCGGCAAGTCAGTTGAAACTATCTTATGCTACTGCTTGCAAACGCCTTAAGTCTTATAAAACTGGTATTGGTAAGTGGAATCTTACTGCTCAAGAAATTGAACGTGCATACGAAGCACCTTCTGCAAACTCTTCTGCAAACTATATTCCTTCAAAAGAAGATTCCTATGTTCCTTTTGGAAACTTCAACAGTGTACGCAAGGTAGTTTCTTCTCGTAAGTTTTATCCTATCTTTGTTACTGGACTCTCTGGTAACGGTAAAACTATGTCTGTTGAACAGGCATGT